CTCCAGCTCTATCAGCTAACCTAAATGTTGATGACACAGGCAACACATTTGCTGGTGTACTTAACGGTCGTACAAAAGTGTACATCGACCCATATGCAACTAACGACTATGTAAACGTTGGTTACCGTGGTTCTAACCCATACGATGCTGGTCTATTCTACGCACCATACGTTCCATTAACAATGGTTCGTGCAGTTGGTGAGTCTGACTTCCAGCCACGTATCGGCTTTAAAACTCGCTACGGCATGGTTGCTAACCCATTTGCGGGTGGCGCGGGTTCAAGCGAAACAGGTACAGATCGTGCTAACCAGTACTATCGTATCTTTGCTGTGACTAACATCCTAGCATAATAAGAAGTAGGTTTTAACTTACCTTTGAAGAGGGAGCTTCGGCTCCCTCTTTTTTTTTATCGGAGAACAATATGAAAAAGCTATTAGTTATAAGTTTATTTTTGACGGGGTGCAAATTTACACCCGTTGATATTTACAGTGACCCAATGGAGTTTGACTGGATGCCAAGTGAATTAATGTGGCAAAATAATATTAGAGATTGTAGAAGTCAGCCACAATGCAATCCCGCTGATTTATTTCAAAGAACATAATTTTTTACATATAAATAGTATTATAGTCAATAAAGAGAAATGTTATGGCATATGAAAACGAAATCAATTATAGGGTAGAACCTACATCAGTATTAGCTGAAAATCAAAGCTTTGCTAATCCGGCTGGTTTTAGGTTAGTTATCGATAATTTGAAGTATCCAAATGCGCAGTATAACGTACAAGCTGCAGCAATTCCAGATTTAAGTGTTCCTGGTGCAGCTATGAATACTCCTAAGCGTAATGTTTTAATTGCCGCGGATAAAGTTGAATACGCCCCTTTGACTCTTACTTTCTTAGTAGACGAAAATTTTACGAATTATCAAGAAATTCACGATTGGATGTTTGGTATGGTCGGCCAAGCCGATTTTGGTGATAGGAAAACTCGTGATCTTACTTTGATAATATATAATTCTAGTAATAACGTAGTAAAAGAAATACAATTTGTTGACGCACATCCTACTAGCTTATCTTCCCTTCCATTTGAAGTAACAAATGAGACTGTCAATTATTTAACCGCGGTGGTAGAATTTAGTTATAGTTATTATAAATTTTTATAAAGGTGATTTTATATTATGTTAAATCTTGAAGAAATTTTAAAAATGTGGGCTAAAGATTCAGAGATTGACGATCTTAGACTTGATGAAGCTTCAAAGAAAACTGCTTCACTCCATGCAAAATATCTTGAAATGTTATCTGTTACAAAACTACAGTTAAAAAGAAAAGATATGGAATTTAAAGTGCTTTTAAAGAAAAAGTGGCTTTGGTATAATGGAAAAATGTCTAAAGACGAAATGGATCAATTAGGCTGGGAATACGATGCTTTGAATGGATTAAAGATACTAAAAGGTGAAATGGATTATTACTACGATGCTGATCCGCATATTCAAGAATCGCAAGCTAAAATAGATTATCTTAAAACACTTATTGAAACATTAGAAGAGATTATTAACAATATTAGATGGCGTCATTCAACTATTAAAAATATGATTGATTGGAGACGATTTGAAAGTGGTGGTTGATGGATATAATAAAGATTCAAAATAAGAATCATTCTTTCTTACATGTTGATTGTGAACCATCTGTAGCAAATGAGCTTTCAGACTTTTTCACGTTCTATGTTCCTGGCTATAAGTTTATGCCGGCATATAAGAATAAAATATGGGACGGAAAGATCCGTTTATATGATATAAGAAAAAAAGAACTACCAGCTGGTCTATATCGCTATGTAGAAGAGTTTGCTGCAACTCCTGGTAGAGACTATAAGATTGAACTACTTCATGACAACTATTATGGATTACCTAATGCAGAAACAGATGTAGATATGTCATTCATGAAAGAAATGACTATTACATCAAAGGGTAAGGAGATTCAACCAAGAGATTATCAGCTTTCAGCTATTGAGTATGGATTAAAGAATAAAAGAGCTTTGCTCATTTCTCCTACTGCCTCTGGCAAATCTTTAATCATTTATTCTATGTTGAGATGGTACTTAAAAAATCATGATAAAAAAGTGATTATTATTGTGCCAACGACATCATTAGTTGAACAAATGTATAAAGACTTTGGAGATTATTCTGAATATGATAATACATTTGACGTAGAAAAACTATGTCATAAGATTTATTCAGGAAAGGAAAAAATATTTGACCAAAGAGTGGTTATTACTACTTGGCAGTCGATTTACAAAATGCCCGGACATTGGTTTGAGCCATATGGTATGGTTGTCGGGGATGAAGCACATAATTTTAAAGCCAAGAGTCTTACTTCAATTCTTACGAAGTGTCGTGAGGCTGAATTTAGATTTGGTACTACTGGTACGCTTGATGGTACTAATACGCATAAACTTGTTCTTGAAGGATATTTTGGACCTGCGCATTATGTTACAACGACAAAAAGTCTCATGGATCAAGGAGCATTATCTGAACTAGATATTAATGTATTATTACTCAAATATTCTGATGAAGAGTGTAGGCTAATAAATAAAGTAAAGTATCAGGAAGAAGTAGACTTTATAGTTAAGCATTCCAAAAGAAATAACTTTATTGCTAACTTATCTTTAGATCAAGATGGTAATACATTGGTTTTATTTCAATTAGTGGAAAAGCATGGTAAACCACTATACGATTTAATTAAGTCAAAAGCCAATGAACGTAGAAAAATCTTTTATGTTTCAGGTTCTGTAGATACTGATATTCGAGAAAAGATTAGAGAAATTGTAGAAAGAGAAAAAAATGCTATTATTGTTGCAAGTCTTGGTACCTTTAGTACTGGTGTTAATATTCGGAATTTGCACAATATCATATTCGCTAGCCCAAGTAAATCTCAAATCAAAGTTCTACAATCAATTGGGCGAGGTTTGAGAAAGAGTGATGATGGTAGAGAAACAAAGTTATATGATTTAGCTGATGATCTCCACTGGAAAAGCAATAAGAACTACACACTTAATCATGCAGCAGAACGCATTAAGATATATACTAAAGAGAAATTTAAATATAGGATATATGAGATAAACCTATGACAGAAGAGCAAGACTCATTAGCAGATATGGATATTCAGCACTTTATCTTAAGTGATGGTGCTGAAGTAATAGGATATATAAATTCTATGGAAGGTGCAATGGTTCTTGTCGAAAGGCCGATGTTACTTGGAAAAGTAAAGAATGGTGAGTTTGATACTTTTTTCTTTACAAGATATATGCCGTTCTCGGAAGGAAATATTATAAAAATTAATTCGCGGAATATTATTTCTACATGCCAAGTAAGAACTGATATAAAAGAAAGATATATTCTATCAGCATTGAAACCAGATAACTATCATGAAGAAGAACCTGTCGACGATGATTTTGTTGATATGGAATCACCTTCTAAAACTTTTCATTAAAGATAGTATATCCCCCTCTCTCACCAGACTCTATTAATTATACCATAGGTTTGCAAATCTGTAAACCCCTAAAATGCATAAAAGTGCAATATTTTTAAAAAATAACTGTAAAAAAGTGTTGTACATATCCTAAGAATTAGTTTATAATAGTAACTAATAATATACGCTAGGAGTATATCATGAAAGCAAAAGAAAAACCACATTACGTAAACAACAGAGAATTTTCTCAAAAGGTAGTTGAGTACGTTGAATCAGTCAATAAAGCTCAAGCTGAAGATCAACCACTTCCAATTGTAACAGATTATATTGCAACTTGTTTTCTCAAGATTGCCGAAGGCTTGTCTCACAAGAGCAACTTCATCCGGTATACTTACCGTGAAGAAATGGTAATGGACGCAGTTGAAAACTGTCTAAAAGCAATTACAAATTATAATATTGAAGCTGCTACTCGTACCGGTAATCCAAATGCATTTGCATACTTTACTCAAATTTGCTATTATGCATTCTTGCGTAGAATTGCAAAAGAGAAAAAACAACAAGATATTAAATTCAAGTGGATTGAAAAAGCTTCAGTAGATGATTTTCTTGAAGCTGGGTATGATGGCGATGATAATGGTCGTTATTTTGTCGATCAACTTCGCTCACGTATTGATAAGGTGAAAGATACTGATAGTCAACTAAAAGAATTTGCTAAAGAAGAAAAAGCAAAGGAAAAGAAAGCTAAAGGTATTGAATTGTTTATGGGAGAATAATATGGGACTAAAAGAAGAATTCTTAAGTTACTGTGAATATCAACGTACTGCAGATGAGGTTCTAAGAACTCGTGGCGGCTATGTTGATGAAGTTGTTGAAGCTTTCGAAAAAGCTAATACTATGAAAAAATCCATTATGGATAAACTTGAGGCTATTGATGAAGCTTGCAATTATTAACGATACTCACTGTGGAATTAGAAATTCATCTGAAATTTTTATTAAAGACCAAGAGAAGTTTTATTCTGAAGTCTTTTTTCCATACTTAAAAGAAAATAACATTAAGCAAATTCTCCATCTTGGAGATTATTACGATCATCGTAAATTTGTAAATTTTAAAGCTCTTAATTCAAATCGTAAAGTGTTTTTAGATACTCTCAAGAGTGAGGGTATTCATATGGATATTATTCCAGGAAACCACGATGTGTTTTACAAAAATACGAATGATTTGTGCTCTTTGAAAGAATTGCTTGGCTATTATACATCAAATGTAAATATTGTAATGAAGCCAAAAGTTCTTGACTATGATGGCTTGAAAATTGGTGTAGTACCTTGGATCAATTCTGAAAATTATACCGAATCAATTGATTTTATTAAAAGGTGCCCAGCATCTATTTTAGGAGCACACTTAGAACTAATTGGTTTTGATCTAATGCCAGGAATGCCAAACACTCATGGTATGAGCTCAGAAATCTTTGAACGTTTTGAGCTAGTAATGTCTGGTCATTTCCATACAAAATCTAATCAAGGAAATATCCACTATCTTGGTAATCAAATGGAGTTTACTTGGTCTGATTGCAACGATCCAAAATATTTCCATATTCTTGATACTGAAACTAGAGAGCTTACTCCAGTAAGAAATCCAAACACATTGTTCAAAAAAGTATTTTACAATGATGAAAAAATAGATTATAATAGTTATGATACGTCTGATTTAGCGAATAAATTTGTAAAGCTAGTTGTAGTAAAAAAGACAGATCCGTTTTTATTTGATCGCTTTGTAGACCGTATTCAAAATGAAGATATTCATGAACTGAAAATTGCTGAAACTTTTGAAGAATTTACTGGTGATAACGTTGACGATGAGTCAGTATCTGTAGAGGATACCACCGATCTTTTAGACTCTTATGTTGAAGCAGTAGAAACAGATTTAGACAAAGGTCGAATTAAA